CATGCATCCTTTGCCGGATTGTTTGAAAATCCCTTGTCCGGATACTGGTAGAGGATCTCCCCCGTGGAATAATCCACGTTGTACGGTACCCCCTTGCTGATGGGTACCCCTGCCTTTTCCGCCTGTCTTTTTGAAAGACTGACCACGGTACACCGGCACCGGAATCCGTTCGGTGGGTACCAGATATCCCAGATCGGGTCGTCCGCCGCGTATATCCGTCCTTCCATCGCCGCGTGGGATTCCCTCACGTTGCCGTCCCCTGCCGTGACATATTTCCAGTAAGGTCGCAGCTTCTTGGTTGTCGGGTCCGTCATGTGTTTGTAATGTCCCGCGTTGTATGCCGTCTGCATGTTCGTCCGGAAGATCACGTCCGCATGGAATGGATCCAGTCCTTCAAAGCCGTTGCGTTCCAAAAAATCATTCATGCTGTCCGTGAAATCTTTTTTCGTGCTGCCGTTCTCACAGGCGTCCGTCAGTTCGTCGAGGAACTTTTGAAGCACCTCGACACCCGTGTAACCGGACACGGTGAACGCCTTCGCCCTGCACTCGTCGGACAGGCTCTTGTATTCCTCTTCTTCCAGCGGTGCCTTTTTCTTTAAAAATTCGACAGCAGCACGGAAGATGAAGTCGCTGGATGGTCCGTAGGAGGCTTCTTTCATTCCCGGCTCCTTCCGATCAGCTCCGACAGGTAGATTGCCTGGTGCAGGATGTCCTCCAGCTCCGGCGAGTCCATCTGCTCATAGAGCTTTTTGATCTCATTCTCATCTTTTAAGGTCTCGCGAAGCGTCTCGAGGTCATCTGCTGTGTCAATTTTGTTGAGAATCGGCTTCATCATTTCATGAAACGCTTCCTCCGCCCGCTTCACTGCTTCCGCTGCCATGGCGTCGACCTGATCCTGCTCCTCTTGTCCCGTGTCATCCTTCAGGCTCTGCTCCTCCATTTCTTCCATCCCCTCCTGCGGCAGTCTGGTCTGCGTTGCAAGCATCGGGTGTAGAATTTCCTCGCCCTCCTCCGGCTTCGGGATGTTAAATTTCTTGTAAACGTGGCTTTCCGGAATCTTGAGCCCCATGTCGCAGACGAGCGTCCGGTAAACATCGACGATCTCTTTCTGGTCCTCTGCCTCCTGACAGTCGAACGTAAAAAACGGGATGTCCACGTTTTTTCCGAAGTTATATTCCACCAGCGGACGGATGATGTCCCGGCGGATCGTTGTCGCAAGTGCCTTCGCATCTGCGACTGTCAGATCGTGCCTGACCTCGTTATGTGTTTTTGATTGAGCATAGCTTCCGCCTCCACTGTCTGAGGTTAGTGTCTGACCAAGTACTGCCTTGCTGGTCTGTTCGTCGCAGTAGCGTGCGAGCTGTTCATAGATCTCGACGCTCGTGGTCTTCTGGCTCTCAATGAATTCAATGACTGTGGTATCGGGAACGATCCCCGCTGCGTCGCTTCCGAGGCTGTAGATTGCCTCCATGAGTGCCTTTTTGTCCTCCTCCGACGCTGCCGCGCTGTATTTACCGAGCCGCAGCGGCATCCCAAACACCTCGCAGAACGCCACCCAGTCCTTCACGTCGTAGTTTTTAAAGAGATACATCCATGCGCATACCCGGAGGATTCCGTTCCTGCTCGTATGCCCGGACTTTGCTTTGTATCGGTGAACAACGAACTTATTTTCAGGCAGGCTGATCCCGGACGGGAATTCTCTCGTGCAGATCTGCATCTCATCCGTCATGCTGTTCCACACCAGCTTCTTCGGGTGGACGTATTCAATATCCTCGATGGTGTTCCAGCCTTCCGGGCTCACGCCCCACTCGATTTCCAGTACGCTCACGCCCTTACCAATGGCATCCAGCATGTCCAGGAACACGTCGTCCAGATTCTCAATGCCTCGCAATTGTGTGTTGATGAAGTCTGCCACCTGTTTATCCAGTTCTGTGTCCCGGAACGGCTGTACCTCCCAATCCAGTCCTGTCACTGCAAGTTTCCGTGTCTGAAGCTGTGAAAAAAGATGCGTGTCCTTTTCCTCCATCTCCTCGAACAGTTCCATCTGCTCGGAGACATCCCCGGCGTCCGCTGCCCGGAAGATCCGTGCAAGTTTCTTAGGTGTCAGCCCGTTGGATGGATATGTCGAGTATTTGTCATTAACGTCACCTACAGCCACCCTTGCCCGGACCGGCCGCAGGACGCCGGTATCCACTTCCGGATCAAATGGTTTCTCCTTCCATTTCTTTTTCTTGCTCAAGTTCTTACCTCCTAATAGGCGCCCTTACCCATCCGGAACCGGCGCTTGATGATGCTTTGATACTGCGTACTGCTGACGATTGCACTGACTGTCTGTGCAAGTTGGACTGCCATCTGCAGTCCGTCCGGACCGTCATCATTCCTTCCCATTGGAAACTCTTCCATCTGTTTCAGGAGCGTCTTGTGTTCCCGGTTGAATTTCAGATATTTGTTTTTGATAAGCGGTTGGAGGGATTCGATGCGGAGTACCTTGTTCGTGCTGCTCTGGATCTCCTCGATGGGGATGTATTCTCCCTCTTCCGCCGATTTTTTTGCCATGACTTCTTTGAAAAAGTACTGGAACTGTACGGTCTCCACGCCAAATTTATAAAACCCCTTTCCGTAGTCCCTCCTGAGCCGCCGGTTCATTTCAAAAACATCATCGATGATCACGTCCGGCTTCCGCTTCTCCACGGATGCATCCACCACATACATGTATCCGGTTTTTGTTGACAGGGCAATGTTGATGATGGAGCTAGTGTCCGATTTCTTGTTTTTTCCAAGTGATGGGTCATTTGCCCCGATGAAGACAAATTCCGGTTTCTTCCAGTCCATCAGTTCCGGCTCGTAGAAGTCAAACCACTCCGGATTGAAGGTTGCGTTATCCGGATCCACCGGATCATTCTGCAGCTCGGAATTAAACGCTGCTTCTCCTGCGGACACCCGCTCGACCATCAGGCTGTAATATGGAAGTTTTTCCTTCCAGAGCACTTCCGTACCCGCAAGCATCTCCTGCTCGTGCTCTTCATAAAATTTCCGTGCATTCGCCTTGTGGTCATCATCGAACAGGTTCGTGTAGATAGCTTCCCATTCGTCCCACAGCTTCGTGTTCGTGGCGAAGCTGATGACTGCGCGGTATTTTTTCGTCTCATACTCCGGATTGACGAGGACCTTTGAAAGAAGCGAGTCATAATGTAGGATCGTCCCGATGTACATGATGTCCGTGTATGTGTCACCGGCTTTCGAGACCGCCTTGTCGAACCAGCTCTTCAGTTTCTTCCGCTGGTCCGGGGTATTGACGTTCTCGTCGTTCTCGATATCGTCCAATACGATTAAATCCGGCCTCCAGTTTCGGTGTTTCCGGCCCCTGACCTTCTTTCCGGAACCGATTGCCTCCACTTTTATGCCATTTTTGGTGAGTATAACGCCGGTTTTCCAGGTCCGGTCTCCCTTTAATTCACCAAAATCCATGATGATATTCCCGTTCTCCTCGAGCTCGGTCTTGATGTCTTCTAAAAATCCTTCCGCCTGCTCAGAGGAATCCGAAAGGATCAGGATGTAATGCTTGTATCCGTACAGAATCGCGTGGAGGTCATCCTTAAATGTGAAATTGGTCGACTTTGCATGCCCACGGGGTGCTGCAACCGCGTTCCGGGAACCGTTTTTGTAAGAGATTTCCTTTGCGTTTTTTGCCGGATTCATGCCTTTTAATACGCCGTTGGTCCAGATCTCGTCCAGTTCCTCGTGGAAATGTGGGGACTTACGTTTAAAATAATGGGAGAGGTAAGCCCTGCCGAAGTACTGCAGATCGAACGCTGCCAGTTCCCTGCGCAGCCCGTGTTCCCCCATTAGTGGCTCCCCTTTCCAGGATCGGACAAGCAGCTGCTCCCGCTCTTTGCGGTGGTCGGTACCGCGCATGACATACTCGTCGAAGAGCTTTTTTTGGTATTCTTCGTTATTCTTTATTTCAGGATCTTCGCCCTCATCCAGCTCCTTGAGCCACTCTTCTACATCAATCATCTGTGACCATCCGTTCCCTCGCCCCGAGCAGGATCTCCCGGAGCTTCTGCTTCGACTCCTCATCCTGCCGGATCACCTGCATCAATTCCGTTTCCGCCTGTTTCAGGGCGATATCTGCTTTTTTCTTCATATCCTGTCTTACACGGTCCTTGTAGGCCTTTGTCCGGGACAGGGAGGCGATGAGCCGACCGGCCTTGTCCAGTGGAAGGTCGTTGAATTCCTCTTCCGCCGTCGCCACCTTATCCACCAGTCCGTTCATCATCATCATGATGGCAGCCTCCGTGTAGTCGGCGTCCGGGTTCTCTTTCACCACCTGCACCAGCTTTTCCGTCTGTGCCTGTGCCTCGAGCAGCCGCTGTGTAGCGGTGTTTGTCCGCACCGCGTACCGCCCGACGCTTGATTTGGAAATATTGTAGCCTTCCTGTTTCAGGAAGGTGCTGACGTCCTCGTAGGAATTGGATATATCCGTAAGCATTACATCCACCTTGAGCCGGAGCTCATTTGGAAGTTCATCGATCTTGCCTGATACGCGTGTCTTTTTCCGTTGCCTTGCCATCAGACATCCACCCCCGGATCCTCAATGGTACCCTCTGCAAGGTCGACGCCCTTCTTGGTCAATCTGACCACTGCATCCTTCGCGTAGGCAGTGTAGGCAGTGACCTTCCCTTGCGTAAATTCGATATATCCGGCACTGTTCAAATAGTCCAGGTATTTGCTGATGTCCGGGGACAGCACCAGCCCGGCGGCCATCATTGAATTAGAGATTTGCCGCGTGAGTGCCGTGTTGTTAAAGCCCTTCACCAGGCACCGGATGATGTACCCGCGGATCGCCTTGTTCTGCAGGACCTCTGCCTGTTCCATGTCTGTCATTCCTGTTCACCTCACTTGTTTTCTTTGCTGATAATCAGCAGCCTGTCCAGCTTTGCGTCTATGCTCTTGACCTTATCCTCGACGCCGTTCATGCTCCGGAAGAAATCTTCTCGCAGGACGAACGTCGTGGCGAAGTCCCCCTTGATGTCATTGACTTCCTGCTTCAGCTGTCGGATGTCCCTATCCGTTTTTTCTTCCAGCTTATCAATGCGCTCATTCACTTTGGCATCGTTGTGCTCGATCCGTTCCTGGATTGCCTTGTTGCCATCCTCGATTTTTTTCTGCGTTTCGGCGTTCTTGTCGCCGACCTCAGTGAACCACCGCTTGATGAAGAATGCCAGGATGCCAAAGATTACCGTGATGACGGCAGTCATCACATCTGCAAATGTGATCACATATCCCATACGCCGCCTCCTAATTTCTCAACATTCGTTTTGCCAGTTCCGTCACATCATCCCATCCGCTTGTGGCAACTTTGGCGACCACAAATGACGTGAGGAATGATGCGAACACCATATACCACTCGACCACCTGGTCCATGAATGCCATCAGTGCAAGGAATACCGGTGTGGTGATCACAACTGCCACGATGTATTTGACGTTCTTAAGGCCCTCCGTCACAAGTGATGTCAAAAAAGCGCATATCCCGATAAACGCCATGACGGCGGCAAGGACTGCAGTCACGTTTTCGATCCCAAGTTGTGTCAGTATTTCTGTCATAAAAGTTCCTCCTTTCGTGCTGGAAAATTCCAAAAAAATAGCATGTAACTTACGTTACATGCTAACTATAGGCCTGTTTATATGGAGTTTTAAGGGGAAGCGTTTCGGGAAAATATTTTCCGAAAACCGTATAAAATCTGAACTTTTTTGTTGACAGCCACGTAAATACGTGGTATTATATACTTGTAAGGAGGTGACACCCTTGAGGGACAGAATTAAGGAGATGACTGAAGTAGTCAGGGAACTTAATAAGCTGTTTGACCAACTTATCAAGCTCGCCTGGAAGATTTCTTCACTTGCCGGTGTGATTCTCTTCATCATCTACTCACTTACAAAGTAAGGCGAAGGGGGCGCAAGCCCCCGGACCCATACTTTAATGTAAAAATATCACAAATCCCTCGGGAATTCAAGAATGAACGAGATGAAAGAACTTTTAAAAGAGGCTTCCGGCCTCGCGATCCGCATTCTGTTCACAGTGCTCCCGTTTCTTTTGCTGGCTGCACTGTTCCATTATCTGTTTTAGGAGGCACATATGAAGCTTAAGGAATTACGCACATCTAAAAATCTGTCCGTTCCGGCGCTGTCCCGGCTCTCCGGGGTTTCTGTCCGGACGATTGAGGACCTGGAAAAGCGCGGGGACGGAAGGGTTTCCACGCTCATCCGTCTCGCCGATGCGCTAGGGGTCACGCTTGATCAGTTGTGCCGGGATTAGTCCCGGCACTTCCCAAAAAATCCTCCAGTGACATCTGCCCCGCCGGTGGCTCATCCTTCAGGACGTTCATGATCTGCTTGACGGTCAGATTGTACTTCTCGGCAAGCTCCTTCGCGTTGTATCCATTATATTCCTTCTTGATCCGGCGGTTCCGTGCCGGTCCCACCACGTTCTCAACCTTCGGGAAATAAAGTTCATCCCCCCTTGAATAGTTGCTTAAGAGGACGAATTTCCGGATCCCGATGATCTCCACGATCTCCCGGTACCGCTCCCCGATGTCGCCGAGGGTCGTCTCCTCGATCAGTTCCATCAGAAGTTTTTCATCCATTACGACCAGCCTTTCAAACTTTTTTTGTATACGCCAGTGCGATCCAGCCGATGCTGTTCAGCTGCGGGACGTATATCATGCCCCATCCATCCTTTTCCTTTGTCACCCTGTACTTTTGTTTTTCCACGGTGTTCCGGATGAATCCGACCACGGGCGCTGTCGGATCCGGACAGCTTCGTACCCGCAGCGCGTCGCATGTCGTAGTGACATAGTACGGTATTCCAAGTTCTGCCGGCGCTTCCGGCGCATCCGTTTCTCCTCCAGCGGCTTGGATGAGGTTCCCGGTATCATCAAACACAGCCCCGTGTCCTTCCTTCTTGAGCCTGTTCAGGGCAGTCTTCTTGCTCACATATTCTTTCCCCCATACCTTGCTGAAAACTCCGTCATAATTATAATAGTAGCGCATTCTCCCCACCTCCTAACTGAACAGGGACTTCCAGGTCTTGGGACCGCAGGATCCGTCCACGGTAAGTCCTGCCGACTTCTGGTAGTTCCGGATCGCGTCATCCGTAAGCGTTCCCGCTTTCCCATCAAGCCCGCCGGTATAGTAGCCCTTTGCCCGGAGGATGCCCTGTAAGATATAAACGAACTTACCGGATTTTCCTTTTTTGACGGCTGCACTGCCTGCATATTTAAGGCAGTTGCTGTCAAACGTGCTGTCGGTCAGCGCAAAAGTATATCCGACTTTTTTCTTGTTGAGCTCGTACTTCCACGCGCAGAGTGCCGCAGC